GCTATAAGTTGAAAGTGCATCTCCGTCCACTCAATTACGAGCGGATCAGAGACTAAAGTCTCCATGCGAGGGCTTGGATATACCCTCTACAACCTCAAAAAGGTTGCACCATTCTAAGCTTTATGTTGACGCGCTTAGGACGTCCTGCACGTTCCAAGTGATCCCTGTCGGCAAAAGGCAATTCGCCGCGTTTAAGGAAAAACTTAAGCAGAGCACCGTAGTCATCCAATTGTGAAATTGGCAACTGCGAGTGAGGTACATACGCCTTAACCAAAGGCGCTTGTAAATCACGACTCCATTTTTGGGTTTCATAGCCCAAGAATGAAAATCTGCCCAACCCAGGAGAAGTCTCGGCAACAGCAGGGAAAGGTATTAACCTTTCGATGATATTGTCGAGGTATCTCGTAGTGGTCCACAATCCGCTTTTGTAAAACTGATTGCGGGTTTCCACTAACGAAATAATCTCCGAAACGTGTTCCCGTTGGGAAGGAAGTACACGACGAACTTTGACGATAGAAACGTCATGTCCGGCATAGTACTCCTTACCACAAGACTCTCTGAACCTTCCGGTCCAGAAAGACTTGTTTCCATTAACTTTAAGCCCAAAAGCTTCAAGTCGGGAAACAACGGAAAGGGCATACTCTTTGGGGACGATAATATCATCCCCGAAGATGCGTACGCTGCCTCTGAGCCTTAAAAGGTCTCGTGAGGTCAACTGGCGTTTAAGCACATCCTCTATACCCATCATCACGACGGTCAAAAAGACCATTGCTTCGATGGGGAAGGTGAGTGCTGAACCCATAGACGCGAATTTGGCTAGGCGAATAACGCCATAGCCATCTACATCAGCCTTCCGTGACCTAGTAGCATCGACAGCCTCTGCAAGCAGAGGCCATCGAGCCATTAAAGCACGTACATGCTGATTGGAAACTCTATCAGAGGCTTCACTAAGATCTAGTGTCGCAAGGGACCCATCAAGGGAACCTTTTAATGCCATACGCTGATTAGGCGCTTGGTCATCAAAACTGATAAAATGCGAGAGGAGGTTATCCCTCTTGACATCTTCGTAAATAGCAAGGCGTATTGCCTGCTGCATGTATTGCATGCAGGTAGGCTCCTTAGCTATCAAACGTGGAGTTTTCAGCGTTTTAGGAACAGGAATGACCTTTACAGGTCTTTCCTCTCCAGGTTCAAGGATTTGTACGTTGGTGAGCCTTGTAAGAAAAAGACTCCAACTCGACGTAAGGTACTCCCCATGAGGGAAGACAGACTCGAGTCGCCTAGTCCACTCTTGCTGAACATACTTAGAGTTTCCTCTAAGGTTGTCAGCAGTTGCACCAGGACCATGAATCGGTCGTAACTCGGAGTAGTAGAGCTTACGCTCAACATCCCCGAGAGAACGACTGAAAAGAAGATTTCGAATTCGGTTAAACAGAAGTCCTCGAATGAATTCGAGGACCAAAGCCTCCGATCGGAATCACGTACATCCTGTTCACAATCGATATACGCACGGAAAGCTTTCGCTACCCGGGCGTCGCTAGCAGGTAAAAGCACTTTGCTATACAACAGAGTAATCTGTCGAATGGCACGAATAGCGTCTATTGTTGTAGATGCATCCGTTGCTTCGCTACTAGTGTCCTTTATATCGATTAAACGACCAGTATACTCGTCGAACACTTGACGGAGAAAACCACCCAGAAAAACTGGGAGTTTCCCTCTTCGCTGGAAACCAGTGAAGAGTGTGTCCGTTACCTGGCCTTGGTCAAGACTTTTTTCGAAGTCTTTTGCAAAGCTCGGTAAGGTAATCGTTAAAAACGAAATACCTTCTGATTCGACACGAGCCGCGATTGTTTTGAAATCGCGACTGGTACTTATGTTGCCACATAGTTCCCCTTGTTCAAGGAGAACTTGTTGCAGGAACAACGTAAGGCTTTTCATGCCTTCCTTTCTTAAATGAGAGGTAATGCATCCATAGCCATGACGTTGTAGATCCGTGTCTTAGTGCGCTAGGCTAATGCCGAGATCGCCGACTATTCATACCAAGTACGAGTAGAAGGACGACGCCCGACACAGCGATAGCGACACCCAAGAGGAAATAGACAGCAATGCTGTCCATAACTCAGTTCTCTCCACCAAGAAGCTTGGTGATCTGAGCACCAGAAGAGGCAGACAGATACGCAATTAGCGCATCTACAATCTGCTTCTGCTCGACCAGAGTGTAACCGATCTTTGGCGAGTCGACAACAAGGTAAACATCCATGTTGTACGACGCGTTGAGGGCCGGTGCAAACGGGTCAGCAGCAATTTTCCGGTGATCAAGGCGAGCTACACGACGCCAGCGCTTAGCCGAAGGCTGAGGCTGCTGGATCGTGAGCTTGACGTTAGAATCGTCTTTCTGATAAACAGAAGACGTAGCGTCAGTGCTAATACGCGGAAGCGTTTGAGCAACTGCATTGATAGTAACTGTCTGTGGATCTGAAAATGCCATGGCATTATTCCTGACTTGATTAAAGGCCCTTGTGGGGCCTGCTTTGTTAAAGCATCAACATGGATTATGCCGACACTTTGCCTTTGGACCGGAAGTTACGGTCTGATCAAAGACCTTGGCGCCTTGGACATTCCAAGAGCCGCCAAGATGGCCCATTGCTGATCGCTAAATGAATTAGGATCTAGGGCAAACCCGTAAGGGGTAGCACGTACACGTTCCTTGAGCGTTTGCGTCCAGGATTGTGATATTGCTCCGGGATTGAAGAATTTAAACTTCACCCCGGTTAAGGACATGGTTCTTTGAGACATCGATTGATGCATCAGATAACCATACCTTAGAACCAAGCTATCTTCCTGAAGCCTGACAGCATTAGCAGTAACATCGCCAATGTTGACAAACCAGTCAATTAGCCAACTCCATGGAGCTAGTTCCCAAAGCACATCAGGGGTCATTCTTGTCCCCACGATATGATTTGCCAGGTTTTCGTATTCTTGGATTTTATTCAACGCATCTTGTGAGTTGAATGCCAAGTAAGTATACGAACCTGAAAACCAATACTGCTCAAAAACAGTATCGGCCACGGAAATAGTGCCAGAACCATCGTTACCCTCATAGACTGAGGAGTACCCGTCTCCAGTAGAAATATAATGGAGGGGGTATTGCACGTCAGGGAAATCATAGATCTCCGTAACGGGCTTTAAACGATAGTAGCGCCGGCGGTGCACAGGTCGTGCACTGTCTCGATAGTACTGATCAATGATCTTAGAACTCTGTAACACAGCGTTCATAAGTTTATTGATGTCGGAAATGAAGGGCACCCATCCAAATTTCACGTTCAGCCAGTCGCTTCCAATACCTCGGAAGAACTGAGCTTTACTTTGAATTTGGGCGAATGTCTCAATGCCGAAACGAGGGATCTGATCGATCTCTCCAGCGAACTGATTGAGGCCGGCGACCGGATTGGTCGGGATAGTGTCTTTTATGGCTTTTGTACCATAAAACCCCACGTTTGCACGTGGAGGTGACACATATTTATCCAGACCGTTATACGATGGCAACAGAGCACCCTGGTACCAAATACTAGGGTTGCTTCCATACACGAAAGCGTATGGATGCGAACAGGAATATTCCTGCTTTTCTGTTGAGAACTCATGTCCATTATCAATGGACCCTTGAGTAAGTTGGGACTCTTTAGAACCCTGCTTAGCTGAAGAAATAAATTCAGCCGCGGTTTGTTCAACGAGCCCATCTTTCGTATCCGGTGGCGACGTCCTAAAGGACGTCGTCCGTTGAATGCGTGAAATATCATCGTTAATTTCGTAACCGCCTCTATTTATCTTACGATAAAAAGGACGATCACGAACTTGCGTATAATATCCACCCATGGAATTCCTTCTAGGTAACTTCATTGAATTGAGATGAGATTGCGCGGTGTCATGCACTGCAAGACCGCATTGCAATCAGTGAAGAATACAAGACATCAAATCCTGCATCTGACACATAAGTGCCGGGAGCTCCCAATTGGGAGCT